AAGTATCTTCGTGATAAAGGTCATGATGTTCGAGAGTTTGATATTATTAATGGTGAGGATCAAGATATGACAAAGATCCCAAATTGTGATTTACATGCTCGTATTTCAACTTCTGAATTTGTTTTCTTTCTTGCATTTGATGTTGGTGGATCGCACTATCTCCAGAAGTATCAGCATACTTTTAAATTCATAGACAATAATACTCGAATGATGGCAAACGTATTTGGGTATCTAGAACAGTATAAAGTCCCATTTGTATTTGCATCATCACAGATGAGTAATATGAGTTACTCCCCTTACGGTGTTCTAAAAAGAGTAGGTGAACTGTATACAAAATCTCTCAGTGGATTGATAGTTCATTTTTGGAATGTGTATGGTATTGAAAAGGATATGGAGAAGGCACACGTTATCACAGATTTTATAAGAAAAGGATTTGAAAGTTTGAATGATGAAGGTGTAGGTGCGGTGGAAATGATGACTGACGGGCAAGAGGCAAGACAATTTTTATATGCAGAAGATTGTTGTGAAGCTTTAGAAACTATTATGGATAATTATGATAAGTTTAAAACTGATGACCCCTTACATATCACATCATTTGAATACACCACAATATCTAAAGTCGCAGAGATTATTACAAAATTATTTTTTGCTGAAAAGAAGATTGTCACATTTTTATCTGGTGATAGTAAAGATGAAGTACAAAAAGATAAGAAGAATGAAGCAGATAAATTTATCACCAGCTGGTGGAAACCCAAAGTTTCTATCAATGATGGTATAAAAAAAGTATTTGAGGAGATGAAGAATGATAGGGTTTGATCATATTGGCACAATGGGTCGTTTGGGAAACCAAATGTTTCAATATGCTGCACTAAAAGGTATTGCAGCACATAAAGGTTATGAATATACAATTCCACCAGAAAATTCTGAAATACAGATTGATAATTATGGATTATTAGAAGCATTTGAACTGACAACTAATAAAAATATTGGTTGGTTAAATGCAGGTAATAATATTATTCAAGAAAGATCTTTTAATTTTAATCAAGATCTTTTTGATACTTTTCCTGATGGTTCTGGGCTCTATGGATTTTTTCAATCAGAAAAATATTTTAAACATATTGAAGATGATATTCGTAAAGATTTTACTTTTAAAAAAGATTGGTTAGATCCTTGTGAAAAATTTAGAAAAGATCTAGGTGAAGAAGTTATATTTTTACACGTTCGTCGTGGTGATCCTAATCTTGCAGATAAAAGAGGATTTAAATGGGCGTATACACAATGTTCATCACAACACCCACCACAACCATTAGAATACTATGAAAAGGCATTAAAAGAATTTGATGATGATATGCCAGTTGTTGTTTTTTCTGATTCAATTGACTGGGTAAAGGAACAAGATATATTTAAACCAGACAGATTTATGATATCAGAGCAGACTGAAAAGTATTCTGATGGTGCATTAGTTCCATATATTGACTTATGCTTGATGACTTTGTGTAATCATGCTATAATAGCAAATAGTTCAATGTCTTGGTGGGGTGCTTGGTTGATTCAAAATAAAAACAAAAAAGTGATTGCACCAAAGATGTGGTTTGGGCCTGCATATGCAGACAAAGATACTAAAGATTTGTATCCAGAAAATTGTATTGTTATTTAAATGAACATTTTAGTTACAGGACACAAAGGTTTTATTGGCAGTCATGTCTTTAAACATTTACAAGATGAGGGCCACGAGGTTCGTGGTTTAGATAAACCAGATGATATTCGTGACTTCATAAGATTCTATGCTTGTGATTCGATAAGATATGATGTGATTGTACATCTTGCTGCATTTGCTGCACTAAGAGAGAGTGTTCAAGATCCAAATAAATTTTGGGAAAATAATGTAACTAAAACAAAACCAATATTTGAGTATTGTAA